GCGAATATGACACAAAAATCCGGCACACAAACAATGTCTAAACGTCCACCATCTGATCCTTGGGATGTATGGAATAGATTTTGGATGCGTTGTGCTGTTGGTGCTATACAAACTCGCTTTGGTGATCCATGTAGAAACGGAACGCAATTCACTTTGGAGATTGTTCCGCGCGCGATGAATGTGTGGTATCCAATATGGTAGTAACACCAAAAGTTGAGAAAGTTACTGAGATTGATCGTGGCTGGCAACGCATTGCGCTTGACTTTGAACAAATTAAAGGCATGGGTGTTAAAGTTGGTATAATGGGAGATGAAGAATATGAAGGTGTTGCGATAGTAGACTATGCGACATATAATGAATTCGGAACAGTTCATATTCCTTCTCGTCCATTTATGCGCACTACTGCTGATCGTTATCGTGATGGTATTTATGAATACACCTCTCGTTTGGTAGGCGGAATGATTGATGGACGATACCATGCGCGCCAAGTGTTGACATATATGGGTGAATGGTATCAAGCCAAAGTCCAACTTACTATACGCGACGCGAAACAATGGGCAGTTCCTAATTTGTCAGCTACAGTAAAAGCAAAAGGATCTAGTTCGCCATTGATTGATACTGGGAGAATGCTAGGGGCAGTTCGTTATGAGATAGTGGGAGCCGGAAATACTTGACAACTTCATTTCGCCAACAATTCCAAGTAATGAAACGTAACCTTGGTTATTGGTCAAATGGTCAATACATTCCTGATGATTCTTCTGGCTTTCTGATTACAATAATGGCTTCTGTTCAAGAGCCATCGCAAGGTGATATGAATAGAATAGAAGCGCATCCTTGGGGAAAGCGCGATGCTAAATATATCAAAATTTATACTGATACCAGATTGAATACCGTCAATCAAATGATAGATGGATTTGAAAGTAAAAATCCAGGAGACATATTCTATTTTGATGGATCACAATTCTTGGTGTTTGGCGAATCAAATTTCACAATGTTACAACGCTCGCGTAATACGCAAATTTCACATTGGCGTTATTATGCTTGTGAACTTATTGAAGGATTTAAGTTGGAGAATGCGCCTTGATTCCGGGTATTTGGGAATTGTTGGACTATGTCGCCAACCAAATTAATAATTTGGGATTGGTGTTTATTTGGTCCTATCAAAATTCACCACGTATGGATAAACCATATGTTGTGATTGATTATGTCAATAATGATCTGCCAGATTTTGAAGTCGAATCATCCTATATTGATAATGATGGTTTTCGTTCAATTGGCGCTTGGCGGAAAGCATCTGTTAGTCTACAATTCTATTGCGGAACAAATTCTGATCGTATTGCTAGTCAAATAGCTTTGATGTTGTCTGGTAATTCTGCTGTTGATAAGCAAGTTGAATTGGATGTTTCGATCGGCACTCGTTTGATGTTTCAAAGAGTGCCAGCACTACTTAACAATTCACAATATGAAGACAGAGCAATATATGATTTTGATTTCTACTATACTGACCACTATAAAGACAATGTTGGTATCATTGATACGGTTAGAATTATTGGAGGATACAGCGGTGATATACTGAATCCTCCGGCAACTGAACCGCCAGATAATGCTAGTGATATACTTCAATGGCCGATACACTGTGATGAAACAGTTAGCGTGCCAGGAGTTGAACACTTCGAGGATGGAGACAAATAATGGCTAACATTGATCGTGTCGTAAATGTTCAAATCTCTCTACAAACGGCTGGTATTACTTCGCTCAACTTCTCGGATTTGTTACTGTTTGGACCATACACATCCCCTGATAGCAGTCTTGTTAACATTATTACCGATCCTGATCAGCTCATTGATACTTTCGGGGTTCTTGATACTGATCCGATGTATCTAGCAGCAGAAACATTCTTTGCGCAGATACCTCATCCCCCAAGATTGTTCATTGGTAAAGATACTGCTTTGCCTGATCCTACGCCAGATTTGATCGCTCTTAATAATGAGAACTCAGATTGGTATGGTATTTGTGATGTAACCCATACTGAAACGAGAGCACTTCATATTGGACAGTGGGTTGAGGCTCACGAGAAACTATATGTGACTGTGTTGTCCGATCCACTCAATGCGAGCGCGCCAGCAAGTGATACAACATCTACTGGTCATACACTCAAGACAGCTAACTTGTTTAGAACAGCATGGTGGTATCATAGTGAACCAGAAATGTTCCCTGATATAGCTATCGCGGCACGCAGCTTTACAAAATATCCTGGCCAGGAGACTTGGGCTAATCAACGTTTGAATGATGTTGATTCTTTGTTCTTGCCAGAAACGACAGCACAAAATGTGTTCGGAAAGAATGGTAATACATTCGAACCATTCCGCAATATTGCCATTACTCAGAATGGTAAGACTGCTGGTGGAGAATGGATCGATGTTATCCGCTTCCGAGATTGGTTGTGCGACGAAATTAAAGTTAACATCTTCCAACAGATGGTGGACAATCGTATTCCCTATACTGATCCTGGAATTGCTATTATTCGCTCAAGGTTGCAGCAATCTCTTGATCGTGGTGTATTCCGTGGTGGTATTGCGCCTGCTGAAATTGATGCAGATGGAAACATAATTCCTAGCTATACCATTTCTGTGCCGCTTGCTGCTAGCGTTCCACCAAATGTAAAAGCAACGCGCGTCCTGCAAGATGTATATTTTACTGCTAGACTTGCTGGCGCGATCCATGTTGTACAAATCCAGGGTGTGTTGACTTACGAAAATCTGCCTGTCGCATCAGTCGCAGCATAGGAGAAAAGTAGATGCCTAATGGTGTTGTTCGGACCTACAACGCAGCCAAGATTATGGTGATCTTTAATGGTGTTCCATTGACTGGTTACGCTGATGGAACATTTGTGGGTATTGAGATGCAAAACGATGGCATCACAACCCAAGTTGGCGCTGATGGTGAGATTGCGCGCGCTGTTAATTCAGATCGCAGATGCACTGTAACAGTAACATTGCAGCAGACATCTATTTCTAATGACTTTTTGTCTACTATGTTCAGCACCGACATCTTGACTTGTGGAGGTCTTATGGGACCAATACTTGTACAAGATTTGTGCGGTGAAACTTTGTTCGCTGCTTCATCTGCTTGGATTGTCAAGCCAGCAACTGCTGAGTTTGGTAAGGAAATCACGACGCGCGCGTGGGCAATCCATACTGGCAATCCAACAATCTACAACATTGGTGGTAACGCATTTAGTCAGAATGCATAAAAATGGCACCTTCCCGTCATGAATTTAAGCTTGATAACGGTAACAAATTTTATATCAGGAGATATGATGCGTTCTTATCGCTCAAAATATTAGGTGAGGTTCAGAAACGTTTCTTGGGCCCACTTGCGGCAATTATGGAGGCTAGAGATGCGACTACAGACTCAGAACAATTTACTAAAGCTGTTGAGCAAATTTCCAAAGGTTTAGATGGAGACTCATTAGTTGCTTTGGCTAAAACAGTATTAAATTCTGACTTCATATCTGTTGTTATAGATGATGATGATCCTAGACGATTGGATGAGGGATCATTAAACTTAGCAACAGATGGAATATTCGATGTTGTAGCATTGATCTTTGAGGTGTTGAGGTATAATTACTCAGAGCTTTTTACGCGAGGCAGAACCCTTATTGGACGGGCCCAAGAAGACATGGCGATCCACTAGGCGTTCTGCGAGAAGATTTTGAAGAAGAAATATTCATATGGCGTCCAATTTTGGAGGGATTGGTAACAATAAGTGAGGTGAAAGACGGCACAGTTGATATACTTGACTTGATGAAGATAAATGCTCTATTGGATATGCGAGCAGCAATGGAGCACAGGCAAGTTGAACAATCAAGACAGGGGACGTAATTGGCTGTTGTTCGTGAACTTGTTACACTACTAGGCTATAAAGTAGATGAGGCTGGCCTCAAGCAATATGAGGCTGGTTTTGCTCGCGTAAAGGAAATGGCGCTTGGTTTCGCTGGCGCTATGGGACTTGCTTTCTCTGCAGAAAAGATATATGAGTTTGTTGATAGACTCATCGAGAGCGGCCAGGAGGTTGTTAAACTAAGAGCACAAATCACTAATCTTTTGCGTCCAATGGACGACATTAATACAATTATGGATCGTGGATTTGAGATCGCTCAAGAAACTCGTTTTGAATACACTAAAGTATTAGATACGTTCAAAGAATTGCTTAATGTATCGCAAGAAACTGGT